TCTGATACGACTTTCGCTAATGACAGATATACCATATTGACCGCAAATTCAAAGGTTCTTAAAGTTAGACATAGAGATGCAATTAATGCTTCTTCTATGACAGGAAACGTTAATGTTCATACTAAGACTGTGCTTGTCACATCAAACCAGCATGGTCTTTCAAATAATGAAAACGTTTTCATCAACTTTACTACAGGCGATTCATCAAACGTGACCAATGGTCTTTACGTTGTAACCGGTGTAACACAAAACACCTTCAATATAATATCGTCAAATTCTGTTGTTACCGGTGGTTCTGCTACCGTTAAGACGGCAAACATAATTATGAACGTTGCTTCACATGGTTTCAGCACAAACGATTCTGTGTACCTCTGGTTTACATCAGGCGATACGGCCAACCTTGATAACGGTTATCATACCATTAGAGTTCTAAATGATAATCTATTCTCAATGACACATGACACTATTCCGTCATCAAATGGTGATCTAACCGTTTATAGGAATTACATGAATGTGACACTAAATAGAACAAATCACGGATTTACTGTAGGTGATAACGTTGCTATCCAGATTGAAACTGGAGATTTAGCCAACGTTGCTAACGGAATTTATGTTGTGACCAGTGTCGCAAACACAAACACATATAATATTCTACACGATGCTATCACTATCACTGGTAATCTATCAAACTTGCTGAATAATTCCTCAGGACAAGTTTATGTTTCTGTCGTATAAATAGTATTAAAAGAGAGGTACGTTTTGTCCGCTGTATTTTCAAAATATCTTGAAGTTTTTAATGCTAAACAGTTCAAAGAATCTGTTTCGGAACCTGCGTCATCCAATCTCTATATGACCTTTGGAAGAAGTTTTTCTTGGTCAAGTGAATCATCTCCACCACAAGCAAACACTTCTATAGCGAGTTTCAACGAAGTTTGGAACAATATGATAGGTGCAAAAAAGATTACAGGTAACGATATACGACATGTTGTTCCCAGATTCAACTGGGCCAATAATTCTGTCTACTATGCTTATGACGATTTGGTGGATTCCAGAACACTGAAATCATCTAACAACCAGTTTTATGTGGTTACCGATGATTGGAATGTTTATAAGTGCCTGGCAAACAATAATGGTGCCAATTCAACCACCAAGCCGATATCAATCTCAACTTTATCTGACTTCCAGACACCTGACGGATATATTTGGAAGTATATGTATACCATAACTGCGGAAGAAAGACTAAGATTCGTAACGAATGATTATATTCCAGTAAAAAGTCTAATAGTGGACGATGGTTCATTACAGTGGGGTGTGCAAAATAATGCTACATCCGGAGCATTACATAACATAAAGATTTCCAATGCAGGATCAGGATATACAGCAAACGATATTGTCATTAGAATCGTAGGTGACGGACAGGATGCTAATGCCTATGCCATCAGAAATGTTACTTCAAACTCCATTTCTTCAATAGTAATAGATAATAAAGGTTTTGGATACACATTTGCTAATGTTACCGTTACATCGGCAACAGGTTCAGGTGCCAGTTTGAGAGCAGTGATTAGTCCACCAGACGGACATGGTTCAGATCCACTAACCGAACTCGGTGGTTCAAATCTAATCATTCATACACAGTTTAAGAGTGATGAAAATGGTAAATTTCCTGTTGTAAACGATTTCAGGCAGTTAGCACTTCTTGAAGATCCCCTTATCTTCGGAACGTCAGATGTAATGGCAAATATAGCAGCCTCACAACTAACAATAGTAACTCTAACAGGTTCTTCGGCCGAATATATCGAAGACGAATTTGTATACCAAGGAAGTTCATTTGTCAATTCTACTTTTTCTGGTAGAGTAGTAGAATGGGATCCTTCAAATAACAAGATAAAATTGTCAAATGTTTTGGGCACTGTGGGACAGGAGTTGCTTATCGGTGTCACCAGTGGTGGTGCGAGATTTATTTCATCCATAACCAACCCTGATATGGAAAAGTATTCGGGAAAATTATTATATATAGATAATATAAGTCCCATAACCAGAACAATAGATCAGACCGAAGATTTTAAAATTATTCTGAATTTCTAAAAGGAAAAAATAAATGGTAGATTTGGCCAATTCTGAATTTTATTCCGCTAACGTGACTCCTATTACAACAGATTTCAACGTTACGCCATATTATGACGATTTTGATGGCAAAAATAATTATTTCAAACTTCTGTTTAAACCAGGATTTGCGGTTCAGGCCAGAGAACTCACACAGATTCAGTCTATCCTTCAAGATCAGATTCAGAAATTCGGACAGCATGTATTCAAAGAAGGTAGTGCTGTTATCGGTGGTAAGTTTGACATAAACAAAAGAGCAAGTTTCGTCAAGGTCAACGATTTTGATACACTCGGTGAAGAAGTTAGCATTTCAAGATTCGAAGGTCAAATTGTAACCGGTCAGGTCACAGGAATCAGAGCATACGTAAATCTTGTTTTGGATGGTGTAGAAACATCTCAAAACACAAAAACTTTGTATGTAAGTTATCTTTCAGGAAATGAGAACACAAACGAAGTTGTTTTCACACCAAACGAGCCGCTCGTATCTAACGTCGGAACACTGGTTGTTGGTAATAGTTTTCCTGTAGGTTTTGCTTCGGTATTTACCATTAATGAAGGTATTCGATTCGCTAAAGAGCATTTCATTTATCACACCAAGCAATCGGTTGTGGTTGATAGATATGGTTCAAATCCTACCTGTAGAGTAGGTTTCTTCCTTGAAGAATCCATTGTAAATGCATCTCAAGATAGTTCACTTCTCGATCCGGCACTTGAGTCATCGAACTTCTCTGCACCAGGTGCAGACCGTTTCAAGATTACTCCTATTCTAACAAGACTGGAAATCAACGATACATCCGGATTCCCGGACTATGTAAACCTATTCAGCATCATTGACGGCCAGGTTGTAGAACTAAATGAAAGACCATTTTATAATGTTCTTAGAGATGAAATGGCCAAAAGAACAAATGACGAGTCGGGTGATTATTACGTAAGAGGATTCAACCCTGTCATTGAAGAACATCTCGACAACGGATCTAATTTTGGTTATCTAACATTAGATCGAGGTGGTGATTCTCAACTTCTATCAGTTCAGATTGAACCTGGCACAGCATATGTAAAAGGTTATGAGGTTAATAAACTTGTCACCAACTTCTTGACAACACCTAAAGCAACAGATTTTTCTAACGTAAATGGTCAGATCATTTCGTCTACCGTTGGTAGTTATATCGTGGCCAATAACGTGGTTGGTGCTTGGAACGTAAATCTTGGTCAGACTGTTGATCTTTATAACACCGCTCAAACCAGAGTGGCAAGAGGTGTGTCTTCAACATCACCACAAACCGGAAGTAAAATTGGTACAGCAAGAGTCAAGTCAATTTCAAAAGACTCTGGTACTCTTGGTACACCAGATGGTGCTATCAGAATACACCTATTTGATGTCAATATGTTGGGTTCAAACTCTTTTGCTAATGTCAGAAGCGTTTATTACGATAACTTAACAACATCTGATGTTGGCGCCGACGTGGTGCTAACTTCAAATCAGGCAAAACTATCTGACCCATATCAGACTTTGTTGTATTACACAGGATCCGATCATACAAAAATGATCAGATCACCAGACGGAACTATCGATACGTCCTTCTACTTCAAGAAGACTTCTGATATTACTATTGCTTCTCCAGGAACTTTCTCATTAACATCAACTGTTGCTAATGAAATATTTCCATACGGCACCACAACTCTTGGTGATTCGGACAAGGTTGATATTTTCCTCAATTTGAATGCCAACGCAAACATCTCTATTCCTGGTACAGCACTTTCTGGTGCCAGTTCGAACTCACTAAGAGGTTCTGGAACCAGTTTCACCAGATTGAATGTTGGTGATAAGATTGAAATTAGTGGCAATTCGAGAACATATGTTATTTCCGCTATTGCAAATGATAATACCGTAACTGTAACTTCAACATTACCACCAACTCTATCCGGTAATAGTTTCTTCAAGGCTTATAAGTCTGGTGATATGATCGACCTTTCAGCAAAAGGTGTTGATGGTGGTGTTACCAGAACGGTTAGTGCAACTTCTTCTACCTTGACATTTGATCTTAAAGAAACTTTTGGTACCACTGTATCAGGCACAATCACCTATACAATGGCCAGAAGTAATGCAAGAGAAGTTCGTAAGGTTCTAAAAACTAACCGTTACGTTCTTATTAACTGTGCAACCAATGCTGGAGCAAACACAGGTCCTTATAACCTAGGATTTTCTGATGTTTACAGAATCAAATCAATTCGTAAAGCAACTTCGTTTACCACAGTAAATGATGGTGTCGATGTTACATCTGATTTCGTCCTTGATAATGGCCAGAGAGATAGTTATTACGGTAATGCTCGAATCAGTCCTTATTATACACTAACACCTTCTGATAGATTATTGGTATGCCTTGATTACTTCGAGCCTGACTATACTTTAGGTGTTGGATATTTCTCTGTGGACTCTTACCCAGTTAACGATATTGGTACACAGGAAAACGAAATTACAACCGAGCAACTACCAGTATTCAGATCACCTGATACAGGACTATCATATGATCTAAGAAATTATTTTGATTTCAGACCTGTTTTCACTAATACCGCAACAGACGCAACAGTGTTGGCCACAGCAACCACAAATCCTGCTGTTTCATCCACTTTGCAATATGAGGTTTCAGGTCTAAGACTTCCTGCTGATTCTGAACCAATCATCTATGACTATTCTTATTATTTGGCAAGAAGAGATGTGGTGGCTCTAAACCAAGATGGTGAGTTTATAATCATAAGAGGAGTTCCGGCTTCGGTGCCTATAACTCCTTCTTGTCCAAACAATCTAATGTCTGTTGCAAGACTTAGTATTAGTCCTTATCCTTCTTTGTCGCCTGCCTATGCAGATAATTTGGGTAGGGCATCGCTGGCGTCAACATCATCCAGAACATCTCATGTTAGATTTACTATGAGAGACATTGGAGTTTTGAAGCAGAGAATTGACAATTTAGAAAGTTATGTTTCACTATCTCTACTCGAAAAGTCTGCCGTAGATTTAAAATTCTTGGATGAAAATGGCCTTGATAGATTTAAAAATGGTATTTTCGTTGATTCATTCACATCATTTATGATGAGTGATTATGGTAATCCTGATCATCATATTTCTTATGATCCTAAAGAAGGTTCTATCAGACCACTATTCGAAGTGCAAGCAATTGGATATGACTATTATTCTGGAACTAATGTGACAAGAATTGGCGACTTGATTATGTTGCCTTATACAGAAGTTTCCGCACTAAGTCAACCATTTGCCACAACGTTCAGAAACGTCGAAACAACGGTGTATAAGTTCGTCGGTAGACTTTACCTTGATCCAGAAACCGACTATTGGGTAAACACTGACCGTTTGGCCAGTCAGACATTCCACTTCGGTGCCACCGATGCTGACGTTACACCTTACTCAATAGCTTACGGTTCATGGCAAACAACAGTTACTGGTGTAACAACGGCCGATCCAATACTATTGTCTTCCAGTTCAACAAGCACTTCCACAACTGCTTTGAATCCTGGAGCAACAAGTTCATCCGGTATAACTTATACCCTAAGTTTTGCAGGTCCTGTTCATTATGGCGGCATGGGAGCTATTGGTGCCGTTGGTGGTCCTTCAACAATTGGTGCTCTTATTAGCATGTATGGTGCTTCAACACCAATCACATTTACAGGAAAGTCTCAAGGAGGTGCCCAGAGTTTAGGAACATTCGCCGGCGGTCCTTTGGCATCCAGATATGCTCATATTAAAACTTTGGGTGATGTTAATGCTAATCAATCACTATTGAAAGAGTTGAATCACTTCGAAATCAGAATTGTTTCGACCACGGCAACACAAACAACAACCACAACCACAACTAATGCATATTCGACCACTACAACGACAGGTACACAGGCTTCGAGGGCATTTACAGAGACCTTCCAGAATTTGCATGTGGAAACACAAAGCATTGGAGATAGAGTTACTTCTGTTGCTCCTATTGCTGATATCAGACCACAGACCATTGCGTTTGAGGCTCGTGGTGTAAAGGCAAGTACCAGACATTATGTGTTCTTTGATGGTCAGTTAATGTCATCTTACATTACACCTGCAACCGGCAATTACACTGTAATGGGTGCAAATACAAGTGCTTCGTTGATCACTGCTTCTGCTGTGGAAGGCGGACCACTATATTCTGATTCTGATGGTGTTGTTTATGGTTTCTTGAGAATACCTTCTGATTCAGTAAAATCTTTCAGAACAGGTTCTAAAGAAGTTATCGTTACAGACAGTCTGACAAATGAACCAGATGCTACTTCATATGCAAAAGCATACTTTGTGGCACAAGGTATCAATCAGACACTACAAGAGACTATCATTTCAACCGGAGAAGTTATTACGACACAACAAAACGGTGTCCAAAGAAATCCTGTTGTATACTCTAACACAGTTAATATGTATAACACTACTGGTGTTGCCGTATCAACCGCAACCGTGGGTGCCACAACGGCTACAGCATGGGACGTTGTTAGTTGTATGGCATATTCTTTCAAACTCAATACACCATTTGGTGAGGAAGGAACTTTCTTGTCCAGCGTTGACGTGTTCTTTGCTGGTAAAGACCCTTCACTTGGCATTTGGTTTGAAATCCGTGCTATGGATAATGGTGGAAACATAACAAAGATTCAAGTTCCTAACTCGGAAGTATGGTTAGAATCCAATCAGGTCAATACATCCGAAGATGGTTCTGTTGCAACAAACGTTAAGTTTAAAGCACCAATATTCTTGTTGAATAACCAGGAATACGCATTCGTTATCCATACAGTTGGAATTAACCCAAATTATTATATGTATGTTTCGGTACTTGGCCAAGAAGACATTCTAACCAAACTACCTGTCAATAGTCGTCCTCTAACAGGAACATTATTCACAACAAACAACAATACTGATTGGGACATTGTACCGAGAACGGACCTAAAATGCACATTTTATCGTGCAAGTTTCAATACCAACGTTACTGGACAGGCCATTCTTGGTAATCAGCAAAGAGAATATATCAAACTACCATTGAATCTTGCCACAGGATCAAATACATCTTGGTTCGGTGAGAGATTTAGAGGTAATGATAAACTAAATCTATCTTCACCATCAGGAACTATTGTAGTTGGTGATCGTTTGATCGGTTCTAATTCAGGAGCAAACAGCGTCGTTCTAACGATTAGTGGTTCTGAATATGCCATGAACAATACAGGATATTCTATTGGTGAAAGCATTTCCGTTAGACGTGCTAACGGACTGCTAACAACAATCACATCTTCTGTAGTATCAACAAATACGGCTGCTGGTACAATTTATAAAGTTGTTCCAAAGAATGATAGTTTCCAGTTCAATGGTAATAGTGCGGTTATGATTGTTGAGAATACCAATGGTCTGTTCGGTGCTAATGATGTGTTACGCATGGAATTTTCAGGTAATACTGTAAATGCCATTGCACGAACCAAACAGGTATATTCATCAATTCAGTTTGAACCAAGTTTCCTTGATTTCATACCTACATCACTTGACTTTGCGATGTTGACAGTAAGTAATACAGGATCAGTTGGTGCATATAATCCGATTGTGAATAGTGTTGTTACCGATTTCGACACAGAGCAAGCAATATATTCCAGAACGGATGAAATTCTTTCTCTCGGTTCTGCTCCTTCAAACAGAGTCAGAGTTACAATGTCATCTGCCAGTGACTACTTGTCACCAGTCATTGATACACGTAGATCATATACAGTGTATGTTAATAACTTGATCAATTCAAACACCGCAAACGAATTACTACCCGCTGGTGGATCATTGAAGAACAAGTATATTTCTCAAGTTGTGACCTTGGCTGACGGTCAAGATGCGGAAGATTTGAGAGTTATTCTTTCTGCATACCGCCCACCAGGATCAAATGCCGATGTTAAGGTATATGTCAGAGTAACAAACGGAGAAGATTTCGAGTCAATCTACACAAGAAACTGGATCGAAATGGAACCGTTTGATGATTTATCATATTCATCTTTGACAAACAGAAAAGATTGGAGAGAATTTAATTACAGACTACCAGATAGCGTTATGCTTGGTAGAAATGACCAGGATTCACCAATCATTCAATATACCAATGGTGCTAATACAACATTTGAAGGATTCAAACAGTATCAGATTAAGATTGGACTTCAATCTGATACAAGTGCCATTTATCCAAGAGTGGCCGATCTTCGTGTCATAGCATTGCAGAAGTAAGAGGTTGTTATGGACGTTTTAGACTATCTTTATGTAAATGGTGAAAAGGTTCAGAAACCTCTTCCTGAAAGGGAAGTGAAAACAGACGTTGCAGGTTACTACAAGACTCCTGTTGGTTCTGTAATATGTAAAGATGATGAAGGACTGTCTGCATACAAAAAGCAGAAGGCGAAAAATGCTCAACTAAATAATATGAAGAACGATATAGATCAACTCAAATCCGATATGTCGGAAATAAAAGAACTACTTAAAGGATTGGTAAAGTAAAATGGCATTAGCAAACGTAGCACTTACTGATACATTTGATACTTGGCGTGTTAGAACCAATCAGTTAATAGTTCTTTATGAACAGTCTAACAACCAAATTACATCAGCATTCTCTGGTGTTCCTGCATCTTTTGCTCAGGCCAACCTGGCATTTGATAAGGCAAATGCTGCTAATGTTTTAGCATTTAATTCTTTACCTAAGAGTGGTGGAACACTAACAGGTAGTCTTGAACTTTTTGGTAACTTTGATATCATTGGTTCAAACAATACAACTGTATCCGGAAATAACACCACTATAACAAGTGGAAACAACATTACCTTAACCAGTAATAACACCGTGTTAACAAGTTCAAATAATAATACCTTAACAGGTAGTAATACCACAGTAACATCTAATGTTATCACTTTTACAACAAATAATGTTACTTTTAATAGTAACACAATAACGCTACGTAGTAATAACGTTATTATTACCGGTAATAATACAACACTTACCGGTAATGTAAATATTGCAGGAAATACATTACTTTCAGGACATACAATTTCATTTACTGCAAATATTGCATCTCAGGTATTGTCAGACGGTGCTACAATTAATTGGAATCTTTCTAGTGGTTCAGTGGCATTTGTAACTTTAGGTGGTAACAGGACCCTGGCAAATCCAACAAACATGAAAGTCGGTTCATACATCATTCATGTTATACAAGATGGTTCAGGAAACAGAACTTTGTCATTTGGTTCGTCGTATAAATGGCCTGCCGGTGTCGCACCTGTGTTATCGACCACGGCAAATGCTAGAGACATATTTTCATTTGTGTGTGATGGTATAAATATGTATGGATCATTCTTACCTGATGTAAAGTAGAGGATATAAATGTTTACTCCTATATTTCTTAGACCAACCAAAATTGTTAGAATTTCATCTCCTACGAATAATGCTAACATTTCTACGTTGGCCAATGCTCCTTATCCTGCGAATATTCTTGTCTTTGTTGATGCGAATGTTGGTAGTTCGAATCCATCTACAGCAGCATTAGATACAGGATCTTCTTGGAGACCTGGTTCTTGGTTATATGTTAAAAATAATGCCAACATTACTGGTGCTACTGGTAACCCTGGTGCCGCAGGTAATACAGGTAATCCTGGTGGCGCAGGTAATACTGGTGCTACTGGAACCGCAGGTAATACAGGTAACCCTGGTGCCGCAGGTAATACTGGTGCTACAGGTAATCCTGGTGGCGCAGGTAATACTGGTGCTACTGGAACCGCAGGTAATACAGGTAACCCTGGTGCCGCAGGTAATACTGGTGCCGCAGGAAGCAGAGGCCCTGGCGGATCCGGCGGTCTTGGTGGATCGTTTCAACAAGGGCGACCAGCAGGCGCCGCCGGATCCGGCGGCGGCACGGGCGGCGCAGGCGGCAGAGGTAATAATGGTGGAACCGGCGGGCCGGGTAATAATGGTGGAACCGGCGGCGCCGGTAACAATGGTAATCCTGGTGGAACCGGCGGGCCGGGTAATAATGGTGGAACCGGCGGCGCCGGCAATAATGGTGGAACTGGTGGTCCAGGTAATAATGGTGTAGCCGGCGGCGCAGGTAATAATGGATCACCAGGTGTATCGGGTGGTAATGCACTTTTAGTACCCACTATCTCAGGAATAAAAATTTTACTCGATAATAGTCTGACGATAACAGGAGGTCCTGGTGGTTCTGGTGGTGCCGGAGGACCTGGTGGTCCCGGAGGAGCTGGTGGTCCCGGAGGACCTGGTGGTGCCGGAGGACCAAGAGGACCTGGTGGTGCCGGAGGACCTGGTGGTGCCGGAGGACCTGGTGGTGCCGGAGG